CTTTTTTTGGATCGCTTGCTTTGCCCAATGCTTTGTTAATAATGCCTTTATTAAAGTCAAACAAAACACGCTGTCGTGCGTTGGTAATACTATCTCCTATGAGAGGTAGATTTTGTGCAAATTCTTCAAATGTATTAAATTTGCCACCTAATGTTTGACCTGTGGTTGGCATAATTCCAAGGTCACGCATAGTTTGTTCTGCTTTAGAAACAAGCGGATTTAATGCTCTGCCAACACCAGAAACAATTTTTTCTCCAATGGGAGCCGTTACCCCACTAACAATAACTTGTTCGGCTTTTTGACTACCAAAGTCACCCTCTCCTGTAACTGGTTGCATTGCTCCACCAGCAACTCCACTACCAACTGCTTGCGTAGTTCTGCCATAACCAGCCGCACGGGTTAATTGAGCCGCTCTTGTGGCAGGAACAATAGAAGCAGGGTTAATTATGTTTCCCGCTAATCTAGACACATCAAAGCCTGTTTGACCTTGAGCCTGACGCTGTTGTTGGTATGCCTGTTCTTCAGCACGAGCAAGTTCATCCATGCGTTGTGCTTCGCTTGTAAAGAATTCACTAACAGGGTTCTTGTATGCTCCAAATCCTGAAGTAACGCCAGCCAAAGCCCGTGGCAACATTTGCGCTCCACCCGTAATAGGGTCTTTTAACCCCATCATAAATCCTGAAGATGGAGGTGTAACTTGCGCTTGAGGAGCAAGCAGTTTTTCTATTTGTTCGTCAGTAGTTCCTTCTGGAAACTCAATAACGTCATTGCCTACTTGTACATATATTGATGCCATTTTATTCTCCAGTCACCGATTCTATTTTTCCAGTTTTGGGATTTAGTCTTTTGGTTACTATTGGCGCAGATGGTGCTGGTTGCATTGGTTGTATAGGCAAATCTCCACCAGTTTTTCCAGTTTTTACTTGTTCTTGCAAACGAGCAATATTGTTATTAGTTTTTCTTTCTGCGCTTTCCAAAATACGTTTCATTGATTCTGGCTCTAAGCGTTGCTCTCCTGCAACAACTTTTTGCAAGTACTTTAATTCTTCATTGGAATCGTTTCCGCCAAATTGTTGCAATCTTGGAATAACAATCTCGCCAATGTTGGCAATAAACACTTCTGTATTTTGTACCTTCTTAGAATCTCCAATCATTCCACCAGAATATTTAGCAATAAATCCTTTTTCAGGGCCATAAGCACCTGCATAAATACCTTGCCCAATCAACTTTGTTGCGTCTTTTATTGCGGTTTGTAAGGAATATTGATCTTCAATGTTGGCAACCTTGCCACCAATATTTTTACCTGCTTCTTTTGATGCGGCTCCAGAATCAATCGTTATGCCACCAATAGTTACATTACCAGAACCTTTTTTTGCACCTTCAAGTTTACTCTGAGCATATTCATTCATTCTTCGTGTAAATGGTTCTGTGCCTGGCTCTAATCCAGCATCAATAAGAGTTTGAGCGAAAGCAGAATACTTTTCTGGCTTATCAATTGCTCTTAAATCGCCAATAGTTCCTGACATTGAATATTTTTCAATGCTTTCAGGAGTATATTTACCTGACCTAATAATTTGTTGGACAGGATCAAGTCCTTGACGCTCACGTAAATACTTTGTTGTTTGGGCAATTTTAAGTGCCGCTTCTCTAGCCTGATTAGCAACGGCATTAGCACCTTGTGGGTCAAAAGGGGCTAATTCTCTTGCGGCGGCCATAAGAGAATTTGGATCATTTGGATCGGCTTTATTAAATATTGCATTTCTCATGCTTATCAGTTTTAACTGTGGGTCTTCAGCACCCAAAGCACCACCAATGCCACGTCCTAGTTGTGCGGCAGAGGCGTAAAGCCCAGCCCGTGTGCCAAATGCTTCACCACGCTGTAATGCTTGGTTATAGGATTGCTCCTCATACGCTTGAGGAGTAATTCCAAACAATCCACCTACGATATCTGTTGCCATGATTACTCCTTAAAACTGTTGTTGCATTGGGTCATAGTAGCCAGTATTAAATACGCTACCAGAACCACCAACATTTGATGGCGCAGAAGATCCAATGTATGACCCTATACCTTGCGCCAACAATGATCTAGGGTCAGCAAAACCGCCCAAAACTGTTGCATAAGGGTTGGTGGTTGCGGCGGGTGATCGGCCAATCGCACCACTAGCCGCCGCCCCTCTATAACCTAAATCTCCTGCCCTATATCCACCTATGGATGATTTCTCAGCAAGACCTTGGCTTAGAGTAAATGGTTGTTGTGCCATAGTCTCTAGTTGCCCCGCCTGACCAAACAAGCCCGTTCCAAACAATACATTTTGTTGACCCGCTTGTTGTGCTTGTGCCGCCAACTGTGCATCTTGTTGTGCCAAGGAGTTGTAATATGCTTCTAACTCAGGATTAGCACCCATCAAACCTTGTGCGCCACTTGGACGCAAACCAGTTGAGCCTACTGACAAACCACCGCGACCTGTTTGGAACTGTTGGTTTCTAATACCTGCCAACTGTCTTTGACGGCTAGGATCGAGCAAGTCATATTGCTTAGATATATATTGTTGAGCAACCTCTTCAGGAGATTGCGCTAAATAACTAGCACCCAAACCCATGAGTCTATTTTGGGCAGATGTGATCTCAGGTGCGGCGGTATACCCTGCGCTTATTATTTGCCCTGTAATTGGGTCAGTTTGGAACTGAGATGTACCAAAACGTGTGGTTGTGCCAACTGGTCTGAACTGTGAACCAGCAACGCCTACTCTTGTTGCTTCTTCAATCTTTCTTTGTGAATCTATAGCCGCTTGCCTATCCGTTTCTTGTTGCCTGAGTTGGGCAACTGTTCCCAATCCACCTTGTAATAAGTTGGAATTCATGCCTCCGCCCATACTAGACAAGTAGTTTCTCGCCGATTGAGCCGCAGTACCACCAGCCGCCAATGCTCGTCTAAGATATGCTTGTAAACCTGCGTCTAAAGTAGAAGGCGTTCCAAGATCACTTGTATAAGTTTGAGGAATTAGGGCATCAATTTGTTCTTGGGTATAAGGCGCACTACCTGTATCGTAGAAACCCTCACCACCAGTTATATCTTGTGCAGGGATCGTGGTTGGCGAAAATAGTCCACTTGTTGTGTCAAAAGCGTCACCGCCACCATAATATGTGTAATCATCAACTGCCATGTTATTTGCTCCCGTTGTTCCTTGTCCTGAAGTTCCACCAGAACTGAATAAAGTAGATGGTGTTACTTGGCTTATTGCCCCACTTGTTACACCACCCGCTACTGATTGTTCTAAAGGCTTACCACTAAGTAAACCTTGAGTAGTTCCACCAGCCACATTTCCAGCAAAAGTAGAGCCTGTTTCAGTTCCAACTGCCCCACCAACCTGTGTTCCTGCATAACTTATGGCGGCACTTTGGAGAGCCTTTTCTGGGCTTTGTCCAGCATCTAAAGCAAAACCAGCGTTTATATAAGGTATTAGATATGTTTGCCCCGTTGCCATAGCAGTTGCTATCGCCGCAGTCTGTAACGGGTTATCCAATGCCGCTTGAACAGTTTGCTCAACTGCTGTAACAACGGGTTGAACTACTTGTTCAATAACTGGTTCAACAATGGGGTCAACTACAGTCTCCACGACTGGGTTAAATACTTGTCCAATAAATCCACCACAACATCCCATGTTATATCTCCATTGACATTAAGTAAGGGTCAACTTTTCGTTTTTCATCTTTCTTAAAACTAACGGAAATTGCTCCTGCGGTTTTTGCTAGTCTTTCTGCCGTAGTTGTATTGTCAACATACATCTGCAACAAACGAATATTTGCTTTTTTCATGGTAGCAAAGAATTCCTTAATTGCTTTTATGTAAGACATTGCATTACCACCATTGACAATGTAAAACAATGCTGAATTACCAGAAACCTTATAAATAAACATACAGTCACCAGAACGCACGGCAAATGAATTTTTCTGCTTCAATGTGCCATTTATTTCAGCAACCATTTGCGCTTTTGTTGTATCAAGATTGTTATTCTTGATATGGTTCTCAACAATTTGTTCTGGTGTCATTACACTGTTCCATTCGCAACAATGTTGCCAATCACAGTCAAATTACCAGAGGCATCAATCTTTGCCACAGGCGTTGCTACATTGTAGATATACAAGACATTTGATGCTTCAACAAACGAGAAGTTTGTAAATGTTCCATCTGCTTTACTAGTAATAGCAGTTTGGATATTAGTAAACTCTGTGTCGATCTCAGTACCTTTAACGACCTTGGAAGCATTGCCTGACGCAAGTGCATCTTTAGCCGCAAAGTTGGTGGTTTTTGTGTAATTCATGTTTATTCCTTACCCAAGTTTTCCGTTTTTAGCCTGAATCTCAATCTTTTGGATGCTGATAGCAGAACCATTTATATCAATCTCATAAGCAGTCTGCACAACTTTGCCAAAGCCTGATGCTTGACCAACCAATGTGCCAATCTGTATGCCTGTCGAATAGTATGCTACTGGGATGCCATTTGCACCATATTCAGCCATTCCATACTCTGCAATTGTAGAAATAGGGATAGTTGCTTGGGTTGAGTAATATTGCGCTGAAAAGTCATAAGACCATTTAATTGTCAATATTTGGTTAGTTCCACCAATAACCACCACAGAGATTTTTTTCAGGATTGATGTGACATTTGCATCACCTAAGTCAGCATAGTTGGTGTAATACTGGAAACGATAGGTAGAGGCATGGTCAAGATATGTCCCATACTTGCCAACATAACCATTCTTGCCAATCAGCAAATCACCATTTCTTTTTGCCAACAATGCAGTTGGTTCAATAGCGTCCCAAGTTGTTACCCTAGCCGAGCCATCTTGCAACTGAGCCTTTGTATCAAAGACATAGACTTGCTTTGCAACAGGAAGGGTTAGCAAATAAAAAGCATTTACTTCTGAGTAAACAGCCTTGATATTTGCCAATGTCTCACTCGCCACATAGGTCATTAAGTCATTACGCACATTTTTGGACAAGTCTCGCAATGGGGCAGACTTCTCTTGGATAGTACGGAGCAAACTACGCACACCAGAGTTAGACAAGAAAACAATGTCTGAACCCGTAGAAACTATGGAATCCCTTGCTAAACAACCAATGTTGCCTATGGTGTCAGCCAATGACATTGTGGATGGGGTTGTAGCCCCTTGATAGGTCAATATCTGACGCTTACCAAAGATAACCAAGTAATTATTGTGTGCGCCCAAACCCATGATCTGATCTGCGCCATTAGCCCAAACCCTAGAAACATCAAGAGTTCCAGATGTCCCAGCAGTCCAGTTATGCCCTGCCAACAAGTCAGAAAAGGTAATCGTTACATTGTCTGTCGTAGTATCAGCCACCCACAAGCGACCAAACGCAGAAATAACAATGTTTCCCAAAGGAACTGTGCCTGTATAACCCGTTTTCTCAGACACACGCCTAAATGTGGTTGTGCTTACCGCAGGGTCATAAATCAGAGGATCAAAGCCAGATTGGAAGAAGTAAGTAATGCCATTCAAAGATGCACATTGCCAATTGCTATTGGTAATAGTTGGGGCAGTACCGCCACCCCCATAGGTCAACTCTACGACTGTATTAGTGGAACTGAGTTTGAATAACTTGTTGTTACCAGCAAACAATACAGTCAAAGTTCCATCAAGTTGCACTAACTCATGTATGACTTTTATATCATTTGCGCCTAGATTGCCAGAGGAAGCATTAACCCTTGAGAAGCCTTTTCGTGCGCCAATACGTCCATATTGGTCAATGACGCAATTGGTGGCAATAGACGCATACCCAGCCTCCAATGTCAGAGGAGAGTCTTGCGTGTTTAGTCCAAAGAAGCCTGGGG